AATTGAAGAAGTAATCGTTGAAGGTGTTGAAGGAGAAACTGATCTTGGAGATGCTGCTGCTCAACCAGTTGCATTATCAAAAGAAACTCCTGATGAAGAACAACCTGCTGAAAATAATGAAACACTATTCCCAGCTGATGAACACAATCAAGCTGAAGAAATTGAAGAAGTAATCGTTGAAGATCAAAGATATAGTTCTCTAAAAGAAGCATTCTTGCTAGATCAAAATTATTTCGATAATCATGGTTATGTTAAAGTTACTGCTGATGAAAAGAAAGCTAAACTTCAAGAACAAATGGCACTTTTAATTGCTAGAGAATCAGTTGATCCACTTTATGAAGAACTATTAGAAGCTACCATAGTTGCTAAGAAACTTCAAAAAGAAATCAAAAATAAATATCAAGCTCAAGCAAAAGAAAAAGCTGATAAAGTTATTGAAATGAAAAAAGGAAAAAAAGCTTAAATTTATACAAATAAACAAGAGAGAAGAGTATCTTCTCTCTTTTATATAGATGAAAAAATTTAAACCTTTAAAAATAAAATAAAAATATATTATATATCCAGAGTTAATGCAAGACTTTAGAGGAGTGGATATTTATGGCTTCAGAAAGAGTATTCAATTTTAATGTTATTCTTGATAGTTTTGACTATTATGAAGAAATTAGAGATGAACTAAAAGATGGAATTTTAGCAGACTTTTCAATGAGAAATAGACCTGCAAAAATCCTAATTGGTAATGAAGTTGTTGATGCTACAATTGGAAGAGTTTTAGTTAATTTGCTATTGATGAAATCTTTGGTTAAGACAGGAGTAAAGGTTGATACAACTGACCTTTATAATTATGAATCTGTCACTGAAAGTAACTTAGCAAAATATTTTAACAAAATTCTTAGACAATGTAGAGAAACATCGTTAACGGATTACGAAGAAATAAGAGTTTTAATTGGCGAAACATTGAATGAAATGTCTGATTTATCTGGGGAACTTAATGTTTTAGCAGGTAATAGTGTGTCATTTTATGATTTTGTGAGATTGTATTCAGATGATGAAGAATTTAAAGCAATTATGAATCAAGATTTATCTGATAGAATACAATTTAATGAGATTGAAGATAAATTCGATAATTTAAGTAAGACTATTGAAGATTACTTCACAAAGAACAAAAATACTGATTTGCATCCATTTGTAATATCAGGAACAGGAATTAATAAAAAACAGATAACACAAGCAATGGGATTTATCGGGTTAAAACCAGATATCGATGGTAATGTTATTCCTGTGGCAATTAGCGACAACTATATACGAGGATTATCAAACTATGAGAACTATTTTATCAATTGCAAAGGAACAAGAAAAGCATTGATTACAAATAGCAAGATGGTTAGAAAATCTGGTTATTTGACTAGAAAATTATCTCTTGCAATGGTAGATAGATACCATGATAATGATTTAGTAGATTGTGGAACAGAACACTTTGTTATATATAATATTGAAAATCAAAAGAAATTGTCTTCTATTAATGGTAGACATTATTATGAATTAAATGACAATGGTGAAAAATCTTCAGAATTAAAAACTATTAAACCAACTGATACTTCTCTTATCGGTAAAAGAATTGGTTTAAGATCACCTGTAACTTGTGCAGGAAAACATGTTTGTAGAACTTGTTATGGTAGTGAATTGTCAGAAGTAAATAGAGATTTGAATACTGGTTTAATTTCAGTTTTACTGTTAACTAATCCATTAACTCAAAGATTATTATCTGCAAAGCATTTACTTACAACTAACACAGACAAAGTAGAATGGGGACCAAAGTTCCTAGAATATTTTAGCGTTAATATGAATTCTATATATTTAACTGATCCAGACCAAACTATTATTCTTAATAAAAAATTTATTATTGATGATGACGAAGAAGAAGAACAAGTCTATATACAACAATTTGATATTAACATTGGAAACAAAAAATTACTAGAATATAAATCACCAGTTAAATTATTCTTATCGGAAGAAGCGCTTGATACAATTTACAAGACAGATAAAGATGAAACAAAAGTTGTAATAAAAAATAATGTATTAGAAGATGAGCCAATGTTTACTTTTTTAGTAAAAAATAACGAGTTAACTAAATCATTACAACAAATACTTGACTTAATTGAATCTTCTGATCATCTTGAAGTTAAAACATATCATGAAATGGTAAATATGTTTAATGATTTATTGATTGAAAATGGAATGAATTTCATCAATTCAGTTCATGCAGAAATGATTATTTCTGTTCTAGTAAGAGAAAAAGAAACTGAAAAGAAACTCGATTTCTCTAAAAAACAACTTGATGATTACCACCTTGTCAGAGTTACAAAAGCAGTTATGAATGGCCCATTATCAGTATCAATGGCCTTTGAAAGAGTTAATGAACAACTTATTGATCTTAATACTTATGAAAAGGATGAAGATAGTCTTATGGACTACTTATATCGATAATATGGAAACACTATTTATAATTTTCGGAAGAAGCGCAGTTGGTAAAACAACAATTGCTAGAAAATTAAAAGACAAGTATGGTGATAGGATTCATGAGGCACTCAGTGTTACTACAAGAAATCCTCGTCCTGGTGAGATAGAAGGAATAGATTATCACTTTATTTCAGTAGAAGAGTTTAAAGAAGATTTAAACAGAGATAATTTTGTAGAAAGTATTGAATACAATGGAAATTATTATGGCCTTATGAAAACAGTATTTGATGAAAGCAAAGTAAATATTGCAATTATTGAACCTAATGGATTAAAGCAAGTTAAGGAAAAATTGAAAGATAGATTTAAGATTGTTGTCATTAAGATTGAAGAAAATGATGATACATTATCTGAACGATTGGTAAAACGTGGAGATGCTCCTGAAATTCGTGAGAAACGAATTAATGGTGATAAAACTCATTTTGCAAATATTGCATTTGATTATTTAATCAATTCTAGATTTGAAGTATTGGATTGGATAATGCGAGATAACTCGTCATTAGGAAATTAAGATGTTTCAAGTAAAGGAAATAATATTTAATAGGTTATATACAAATCAATATTATGGCTAAAAATGAATTAATTAGAATGAGGTGATTATATGATTGAAGTTGGCAGAAACTCAATTGTAGTTAGAAATGTTGATTTGGAGTCACAGGGATTTAAAAACATAAATTATCAATATTCATTATATGACAAAGTCTACCGAAAGTATACTTTTAGTGCATATACAATTATTGGTCAAGATATGTATTTTCCTGCGAGTATAGGTGCTGGAGAAATCTCAAAGCACTTTCCTAAAAAAGATATTGTTGAAAACTACAAAATAACTGCAAAGTCATCACCAATATCTTATAGTATGAAAAACAAACCCAGAAATGAGTTGCAGCGAAAAGCTATAACATTTCTAATGGGAATGAAAAATGATTTTAACGAGAGAGAACGATTCTTATCATTGGCAACTGGTTCAGGAAAAACGTATATAACAATTAATATTCTTTCACAATTCAAAAAGAAAGCAATGATTATTGTAGATACACTTGAACTGGGAGCACAATGGAAAAGAGAGTTTCTAAGTCACTCTAATTTAGTAGACTCTGACATCGTTATTCTATCTGGGCAAGATTCTGTTGATACAGAAATAAAAGACAAAGTAGGTAAAATTTATATTGCAATTCATAGAACTCTAAATAACATGCTTACAAATGATCTTAATTCAATTAACTCGCTTATGAATAAGTTGGGCATTGGATTTAGAGTATTTGATGAGGCGCATGTTAATTTCAAAGGAATTTGCATGATAAATGCATTAAGTAATGTTGAATACACTTTGTATCTAACAGCAACACCAAGTAGAAGTAGTTTCTCTGATGATTATTTGTATGGCAAGGTATTTAGAAAAATACCCTATTTTAATGGCAAAGATATTTCAGATGATAAATATCATACAGTTATTTTATACAGCTTTGATAGTAAACCTACTATTGATGAAAAATTTTCTGTAAAAAGCAAGTATGGATTTAGTACATCAAAGTGGGCCTCGCATCTTCAAGGAGATAGTTATGAATTCCTTGATGAAGCAATCACTGAAATATTTAAAAAGTTTGATCTTATCAAAAGAGGCAAAAAGACTGCAATAATGTTACCGACCCTAAAACTTATAGATATGGTTAAAGATAGTTTTAACCAAAAAGGAATCGAGGTAGGGACATTTATTGGAGATGTTAAAACAGATAAACGTAAAGATGAACTAGATAAAAATATTATACTTACTAATGATAAAATGTTTGGTAAAGGAATTGATGTTAAAGATTTGGAAGTCCTAATAAATTTTGTTCCCTTTGGCAGTGATGTCAAGACTGAACAAATAATGGGTAGACTTCGATACAAAGAAAAAACACCAGTTGTTTTAATAGACGTTACAGATGTTGGGTATATAGAATGTGTAAAACAATTCAAATTGAGAAGAAGATTTTACAAAAAAAGAGCAAAAAAATTAATTGAAATTGAAAAATAATAAAACAAACCACTTGATGGAAGGAAAAATTAATAATGAAAAAATTTACCAACGTAAAAATAGTGTTATTTGATAGCACTGCAGCATTTTTTAAATTAAGTATTGAAGCAATGTTTACTAAAAAGGGGAATGACAATTCAATTTCCTCATTAGCATATGTATCGTCATACACGAACAAATATAACGAAGTTATTAGCACTGCTCATCTTAATCCAAATATTTATCTTGTAATCACTTATAAAACAGATAATTGGGAAACAACTAAGAATTTATATACATCATATCCACAACTTGATAGCTTAAGAGAAGCTATTGAAAGTGTAAGAAATTTATATGTTTCAGGTGATGGGTATCAAGAAATTGAAGGAGTATTGACCGTAAATCCTTTATATCAAAACAACCCAGTTGTTATTACTGATATTGGACAAAAAAATAAATGGATTACTTTTAATTTGGTAACAAGTTTAGCAGCTGATGGAGTTACAAGAATTCCAGCAGTTTCTATTGAAATGTCAGATACAGGCGGATACGCTTCTATTTTAACAATAGAAGAATTTTTAACTGTTAGAACTATTATTAGAGACATGGATTTAACATCTTATCAAATTATGTTGTCAAATATGTTTATGCAAGGCGAAGATGATGTTCAACAATCAGTTTACCAGCAACAACCTAAACAACAATATCAACAACCTACACAAGGTTACCAACCTCAACAACAAGGTTACCAACCTCAACAAACTAATAATTATTCAAAACAAAAATACAATAATACACCTTATCAAAGGAATGTTCCGAGACCAGTGCTTACACCAGGCCAAGAACAACAACAAAATCAACAACCACAGGCTTATCAACCAACACCTCAAATACAACCAGCTCAACCACAACAACAACAAAATCATTCAAACCAAGGTGGAACTCTTCCAGCTCGTAAAGAAGGACAAATTGTTAACTTAAAAAATGTAGAAGATATTGAAGTCTCACCTGTTAAATTTGATGATGAAAAGGCAATTAACGATATTTTTAAAGATGAAGAATAAGAGAACGAAAGAAGGATAGAAGATTATGGAAGAAAAGAAAAAAGTTAAACGTGACTTTTCTGAAGTAATCGCTAACATTGATCAGGTCAAAAAACAAAAAGCAGCAAAGGAAAAGAAACCAAGCACATCAATTAAGCCTTTGCAATTTGATCCTCATCCCGATGATTCGCCTTTAAAAACAGCAATTATTGAAAGAATTAATGCCAGAGATCTGACATATTCTGATATATATAATTATTGCACAGATTTAAAAGGTGGAGATATATCTGAAGGACAAAAGTTGGGATATAATATTATAAATGGTTTAAGAACTAGACCAACTATGATAGATACAACATTTTCAATGTTATGTGATTTCTTGAGTTTAGACATTTCACTAAAAGACAGAAAGAAGGATGAAGACGAAGAGTAATCTTCGTCTTTTACTATAAACTATGAAAAATATCTATGATGTAGTAAAGTATTTTAAAGAGTTATACAGAATTATTAACACAAAAGAAGAGGTATTTATTGAGAATGGAAATATCCATTTCCCAGCAGATCCTTATTTTTTAATGGTTGCTTCTTTAACAGAAGTTGACAGTGATGAACTACATTTTTCAAAATGGGCTCAAACTCATTCGACAACAATAAATATTAGAGATGTATTTAATTTAAAAGCTGCACTCAAAAAGAATACTAAAGAAATTACTCAGGATGATGATTCTTATCTTATTAAATATACTGATAAAGAAACAGATAGTGATGTAGACTTTCTTTGCTCTAATAAGAATAATAAAGAATACAGTGAAACTGTTAAAAAAGTAATCTCAATTAGAAAACAGTTCAATAAAGTATTCAAAGTAGAACCTGACTTCTTTACAGATGAAATTTTTGAAATTTATCTAGACGGAGACAAATTAACAAAAGAAAAAACTCTTGATAAAATTCTTGAAATACCAACTAAGAAAATACAATCTTTAGTAAAAGATGCTGAGTCAGTATTTATTAAAATAACTGACAAAGATGAATTTGGGCGAAGATATGTAGCAGTGGGTAGCAAGAATGAATTTGCAGAGTTGATTCAAATTTTTATAACAATTTAAGACGGAGGTGGCTGTATGAAGCGAGGAACTGAGTATAAAATTATGCAAAGAGAAAATCACATTAAACGAAAAATGAAGATTGATCCTCATTTCTACAAACACCGAGGTCAATATGATAAGGGTAAAGTGCACTGTTCATGTGCAACATGCCAATATTATAGAGAACTATATCAGAAAAAAAAGATTAAAAGAAGAGACAAAAAATTAAAAGAAGATATGGAGGATTTATTATGAATGAATTTTTTAAAGAACTTTTTGATTTCAGTAAAATAAACGATACTCAAATAATCACTATTGCAATTATTTTCATCTTAATTGCAGCAATTATTGTTACATTAATTCCAACTGAAAAAGAAAGAAAAACTAAGAGATTAACAAAAAGAGAAGCAAAATATGGTATATTCACAGATGTATTAGCTGATATAAAAGAAAAAAAATATCCTGCTCCAGTAGCACCTGTAAAAGAACCTTTTAAGTTCGAACCAGAAATTGAAGAAGAAGTTATTAAACCAGAAGTTAAAGAAGATTCAGCGGTTGAAGCAGTTATTGTAACTGAAGACGCTATTAAACTAGAGGAATACACTGACTATATTCGTCCTCGCGCTTATGGAGAAGATTCAGCAGTCGAGGCAGTTATTGTAACTGAAGACGCTACTAAACTAGAGGAATACACTGGCTATTCCAATAGCGCTTATGGAGAAGATTCAGCGGCAGAAGCAGTTATTGTAACTGAGGAAATTAAACCAACTAGAATCAATTATAAAAAAATAACTGTTGTGGAACTTAAAGCAATTGCAAAAGAAATGGGTTTAACTGGTTATTCTAGACTAAGCAAGGAAGATTTAATTGCATTTGTAAAAAACGCTAAAAGAAATTTAAAATAAAGAATAGTATATCTATTCTTTTTTTTATCGTTTTTTATATGATCCAAAAGCAAAAAAAAAGTAAATCTTAATGATTTACTTTGTTCTTTAAATTTTGATATTTCTTTGGTTTTGGTTGGTAAAAAACGGGTTCTTCTACAGATTCATATTCTTTAAAAATTGTATCTTTGAGTTTTTGTTTAGCTTTACGTTGTTCTTGAATTTCTCTTTTTTTGTTTTCATGTTCATTAAAGAATTTTCCAAGCTTTTGTTTTTTCATATTTATTCTCCTTTTTGATTTTTTCTTATTTTTTTAATTGTAAATTTAATATAATCTGATGAGTAATCATCGTACTTGAAAGAGGTCTTGATCTTAACTTTAAGATCTCCGTCATATAATAATTTTTCTAATCTAATAACTGCTTCTTTAATCATTTTTTTATTCCATGGAAAAATTTCATGAATTACAACTTTCTTTTGGTCCTTATAAATCATAAGAAAATCATATGCAATCTTTTCAATTCCTGCAGTAAGAGAATTGCTACGAGCTTCTATGTCCTTTTGTTGTTGTACTTTTGTTTCTTTAAATATTTCTTCGAATGATTTCATTTCTTAATTTCCTCCTAATTACTATCTTTCTATATTTATAATATATAATTAAGTTTCTAAATTTTACAAAAAAAAGATAAACCCAAAGGTTTATCTTTTATCTTCCATTATTTCTTTTATTTGTTTTCCTAACTCAACTAATATCTTATTTCCATATATCATCGAATATATGTCACTAGTCATACGAGAAATAATGCCTGTTGGAGTTAGTACAGCTTCTATAACTTCATCATCTCTATACTCAGAAAGTGGAGACTCGTCCTTTGTTAGACGTTTAGAAATAACTCCTTTAAGAGCTGTTGAATAAGTTAATTTATCTCCTTCAGCCATTTCATCGTAATATTCTACATAGAATTCAATAAGAACTCCTTCATATTCCTCATTACCAATTTTATTTCCAGATTGTTGTTCAACTGGTGGGATATAAACATTGCTTGTTTTAATCCCATTAAGCAATGATTTTCTTTTTTCAACTTTAGTTTTATATTTAGTAATTAAATTTTTTAATGAATCACTTAATTCAGAAAATTCTATGTTATAATATATTTTTATATTAACAACAGTTCCTGTATATTTACTCTTAATTGATTCATTTCCAATTTCAGAAGCATAATCATCACCAAGACTTTGGCTTAATCCAATTAAGAAATCAGTTGTTGCTGGATCATCAAAACTTGTAGTGAAGTCAAGAATGCTTTCTCCTGTTTTTATCTCTTCACCAATCTCAGCTATTTTATGTAGTATTGTATTTGGCCCTAGAGCAACTTGTTTAAGCATTGTAACTCTTGATGCTGCTTTTTGTGAAAGTGTGTCAGAGATGATTGTAGAGTCTTCATATGCGAAGTCTCCAGCTGCAATTGCCACTTTTGCAAGTGTTCCTGGTTGATAATCAATATTTTTACCTTTGCCAGAAAAGAATGAAGGATTGTATGCAAGAACATCATTTTTCTTGAAAGCTTCTTTTTCTTTAAATACAATTAGGAATTGTTGTTTGATATAGAAACCACTATTTGAGTTCTTAACAAATACTTCTGATAAGTCAATCGCATCTTTAGTTCCATCTTTATAAGCAAGGATTGCAAGTTTGTCTGGTAAATTAATACTTTCAACTATACCATCTTGTTTTGCTTTGAATGCAAAATCATCTGAAATCATAAATGCCATTGTCTTATTCACGCCAGACCCAATTAACTGCTTGTGAGTCTTGTTTACTGGCATTGTGTGCTTAGTTTGTGCTACTTGCATAGCTTGACGAGCAGGGTCTGCGCCTGTTGAGGTAAAGGAAGCTAGGAGCTCTGATGGGCTAAGCATATTTGTTGGATCTAATTTATCAAATTCTACATCTGTAATATAGCCACGGATATCATTAATTTTTGGGTTATAAACTAAAGATCTTGTAACACCCGCATTACTATTATATGGAGTTGCATTGCCCGCAACAAATCCAACCATTGTAGGATCATATGCTCTCATTTCAAGAGTATAAGCGTCCGTTAAGTTTACACCACGAAAACCTTTAGCTGAAATATTAGCTATATTTTCCATTTCAAGAACTGGATTAAGTGTTGAGTGATCATTGACATTTGGTTCCTGTAGTAATGAGCTTATTAATTTATTTCTTGGAATATCTAAGATTTCTAAAGTTCTACCATTAAGTTTGTTTCTTTGATATCCAAGATATGCTTTAGCAATTATTTGGTACATCATAGCTAAAACAATTTCATTTCCACGAACACGATAATTTCTTAAGTCATTTTGTGGACGATACGAATTGCTTACAAGCATTGTATTAGCTAGTAAAAATAAATCAGTCATATTATTTGGTAACTTAAGATCTTTTAAAACATCAAGCGTAATTGGATCTAACATAACATTAAAGTTAATCTTAAGAGTATTTTTAATATAGATAGGTTGCCCTAACTTTTCAATAAAAAAATCAGTATAAGGCTTATCTAGGTCAAATTCTAATAAATCATAATCTTCTGTATTCATCATATAGAGAACATTTAAAAGTAAACTATTCTTTAGAGTATCTTCATAATAAAGGTATTTATCTTTAAATTTAACTTCAATATATTTTCCATCAAATGACATTTTTTTTTCACTTATTTGATAATCTACTTTATATCTTTTCAATACATCAGTTATACCATTGGTTAATCCAACTACCGCAAAAACCGGATAGCTAGAACCGAAAATGCTCATTTTTGTATATATAAAACTCTTACCAATGTTAGGAAGCTTAGAATCAGCTTTACCAAGAATGTCTTTTCTAATAAAATCAAACATAGAATCTGCAATTAGATTTTCTTTTATTGATTCAGCGTCACTTAATATTTCATAAACTTTATTATCTCTTAAAAAGATAATTGCATCAGTATTAAGATTGACTGCAAAAGGAGTAATCTTTTCCATATCAAATGTTTCTGGAAATTCTCTTAGATCAATTTCTTTTTGAATTTCTTTTCTGTTAAAAATTGCATGATATTTTGCTGTTTTAATTGAACTTATTGAATCTGCCAATTCTTCATATTCAAAGTTACTTGAATAATTAGAGTTAACAATTCCATTGGAACCATATTCTATTTCAATATTGCTATTTGATTTAAAATCGGCAAACATCTTTAATAGATAAGCATTTTTTCTTGATAATTTTCCATTAGTTCTTTCAACAGTAATCTTGTTATAGTTTGTTGTAATTTCAACACGATCAGGTTTTGTTTTAACAATAGGAAGACGGATTAGTTGTTTAGTTAACATTTTTTTATTTCCGCCTAAATAGAAATATCTCTTATCAACAATCTTAGGAATATCTAACATAAACGATAGAGTTTTGCCTTCATCAGTTTTATATTTTACTTTAACTGTATTAATTTGTTTAAAATCATCAGAAGTATCTTCAATTTCAAAATCTTGTATAGTCATTGGAAGATAATCTGAACTAGAGAAAGAGCCAACAACATTCGTTAAATCTTTCGTAAATTGTTTTTTATTATATTCTTCATCAATACTTGAAAGTTTACTTTCTTTAAGTCTTTCATCTATTCCTTCAACTTCAAAAATATCTGCTTCGACATCTGAATCATTTGAATATAAATCTTCTATTGAATTAATAACTTCAGCTTCTCTATCAAGATTCTTAGAAAGTTGTGTTAATTTTTGTTCAGAAACCTTTTTAGTTTCAACATATTTAATAGCCTTAATTTTTATATCATTATCTCTCTTAATCTCTGCAAGTAGATCTGCAAAAGGTTTTTCAACATTATCTGGATTATTAAGATAATCTTCTATTTTTTTATCAATAGAAAGAATCAAATCTTGTTCATCTTTAGTTGCAGCCTCAAAATCTTTTAATTTAGTTGCTTTAATAGATTTAGCAATATCTTGAAGTACTAATTCTTTTATTTTTTCCTTTGTATTTTCAAGTGCATCATCTTGGTCATCTTCTTCAGTATCAATGTCATCTCCATCATCAAGAGTATCTGTTCCGTTATTAAAATTGTTTAGACGCATAATTCTTTGGAAAGTTGTTAAAAAGTTTTTATCAAAATCTGGATCATTTAAATCAATTTTTATAATGGCATTCGCATTTGGATTATAGAAGAAAATAAATTCTATATCTTTATATGCTTCCTTATTAATCATTCCTTTTTTAATTGATTTGAGGAATAAAATCATTGGATCTGTCACACTTATATCTGTAAATACAAGTCTTCTAAAATCTTCAAAGTATTCTGTAATAGGAAAAACTAAATAGTTTTTCTCATAATTTAGATCATCAATTTTTTTTGAAATAAGGTTTTCAAAATATTCTATCATTAATTTTTGAAGAGCTAGATTTGCTTTAATACTACTGGCAATTTCTAATGTTCCATTATATTCTGCACTGATATCGTAAGAAAGATTTAATCCATTATATGCATTTAAAATTAATTTAGTAATTTTAACTTTTCCGCCTGTTCCTTCTTTAATTGAAGTATAAATTTCTTTTTGATTTTGTTTTACTAATTTTCTATTCATTGGTTTAAAAATTCTTGGTGTGAAAACTGCAAGCATTTGTTGAGGTCTGAAAAGTGTTGAACTTAATATTGTGATTAAATCTTCTCTTTTTGATGATCCAATTAACACAAGATTACCTCTTGTTTTTCTTACTGTTTCAAAGCTTAGTGTTCTACCTTTAAGAATTTTGCCTGTTCTTATTTTGCTTGGAGATACTAGCATATACATCAACTCCTATTCTAATTCAATATAATTTATTGTTCCCTTGAGGTTTTAAAACAAACAAAAAAAAAGAAGTTGCTTATGCTAACTTCTCAGAACTAATAATCTCTACGATATCTTGGCGATCAAAAGACTCACGAAATTCTTTACGAGCTTCAGAATCATTTGTTGCTTCAATTTCTAGTGATACATAAGTTCCATTAACGTTGCCATTAATTTTATACATGATAATACCTCCGATTTTGCAAGAGCGAATCTTGTACAATATATATTATCTTTCATATTAATAATATATATTTATATTCGTCTACAAATCAAAAAAAGAAAGCTTAGCTCTCTTTTTTATTATTGTCCATAACTGCTTTCACTCTTTGTGTCATTAATCCTTTAGCAACTTTTTCTTTATTTTTAAGAATTGCTGCATTAGAAAAATCAACAAAAAAGTCTTCTGTAACAAATTTAATCAACGCTTCAATACTACCAAAATATTTATCTGCTAAATAAGTTTTATAGGCAGGGGCTAATTCATTAATAACTTCTTCTACACTTGACTCAATAATTTCTGCTAAATCTTCATCCCTGATATAATCTGTTGGCCCAGTTAATTGAATCATTAATGTGTCAATGAAAAAGTTTTTAGTAATTGATTTTTTTCTTGTCATTGTTAAAACTAAAAAACCTATATCGGCTTGCCATTCAGTATATTTTGAATCTGTTACTTTCTTTGGTTCTGGTATTTCTTTTTTGCTTCTTCCAAACATATTCTTTCATCTCCTTAAGCCGCAAACCCGATTAAGAGTTTTACAGCATCTGATAATTGTTTATATACTTTATTATTAATAAGACCATACGCATCAATAGTTGTTAATTCTATTCCATCTTCTAATAGAGCACGTTCAATAATCTCTGGATCACCACGCCAGTTTCTGACTGACATATAATCTCGTTTCTCATCCATTGACCAAGATTTTTTAATATTGTCACTAGCAAAAATTCCTTGAACTTGTTTTACACAGATATATCGCATAAATCTAGTCATTATATTACCATCTTTCTTAACTTAATATGTTCAATTGGAACACCAAAATCTTTTTCAATAGTATTGTAATATATTGTTATAACATTATTTTTTAAATAAGGTGATGAATTTTTCATATCTCTATAAACCTGTGAATCGACATCATTATCCGAATAAATTGTAATATCTAGATCAAGAAATCCCATTTGTATATAATGAGAAACCACTGCAAGAAAACCTTTTCCGCAAGCTGCCGCAAAAATAAAATCGTTGTTATCCGGCACTTTATCTTTATAGAAATGCTCATAAACACCTATAATATCAAAAATTCCTTCTGTCATAATTAAATGAACTGTTGAGCTCAGCATATTTACATTTGAACTGATATTATATATTTTCCCACTAATAGAAAAATTATGTGGTTGCAAATTAAGATTAAAATATTTTTTACGTTGTTGTCCTGTCATATCTCTAAAGATGACATGGGAACCATCGGATGATAAAAATCCGACAGAGTTATCAAAATCATACATCAGATTATTATTCCAATCAAGTGGTTTGTTTATATGATTATCTTTAAAGAATTGATCAGCATTTGTTATTGCCTTGTATTTTTTTACAAGTAATTCATTATTCAATTGTTTTCCTAATCTTGCAGAAACATAGTTAACTGCATTTTCAGTATATTCATTCTCAACATTATTTAATTTAGTGTCAAAAACAGTGGCATTTAATTTTTCAACGCCTTGAGTTCTTTTAATACTTTTATTTGCTTCTATTATTGACATAGACAAATCGTTACCAAATAAATTCAAATCTCTTAATGTTTGTGCATTTAAAACACCTGAAGTCTCACATTTTTTACAATGAAACATGAATGGAGGCATCATCTGAATGTACATATGCGCATGATGTTTATCTTTTTTTGAATCACCACAATATGGACATCTTACTCTTACTTCCTTTTTATCAGTTGTCTGGTATGAAGGTTTTTTATTTGTAAGCAATAAATTTCTTACTTGTTCAATCTGTTCTTTTACATCCATTTTATCACTTCCTTATAATTTCATGTTCTTATGATTTTATTTTTTTACATCAAATTTATATATAACAAAACTGAGTCTGATAGTTTTCCTTCTCCTGTATATCTGAAACTATCATGTTTACCTGTTAAGGGCATCATACCTTCTTTTATAAGATACTCTGCAATGTCAGGGTCTTTTGTTGATATTTCAAGAATATTTAATTCTTGATTATCTGTTTTATTCTTAAATATTCTAATTGAGTTTAATATTTTTTCAAGGTCTCCGGAAACTACATTTCCAGGCATATTCCATGACGGAATAACATTTCTATCAAAAACAACTCTTAGTTTATTTTTTAATTTATTTTTAGCCATTAGCAGGGCCCTCCTTTATTGCATTTCTACCCATAATCTAAGATCATCGGGTAGCACTAACAAAACTTTTTCAAATAATTTCTTCATAAAATGTGTACCATTTTTAGCTATTTCATATAAAACTGATAAATTATCTAAAGTATATTCAGCCTTACAAAACGCCTCAATAACTTCATCTCCATCAAGTGATTCTTCTTCTCCTCTATATGATTTAAATTGTTTCCAATCTATATCAAACATTGTAAGTAATTTAACCATTGTCATATAATTTCCTCCTTATTGCATTTCGAACCATAACTTCAAATCATCCGGGATACCCCCATCGCACTGAATTTGAAAATTAGAGTTTAATAATGCTTGCTTTAGCAAATATGATAAAAATTTTTTATTATTAGATTCAATATATATTGTAAGATTTTCAAATTCGCTAGTTGTACGCGTATTCTTTATTTCGCTTAAAACATTTTTTATATGAGTTATATTTCCTCTCTCAACAAGATGTTTGCCTTCTGAGGTAACTATTGATAAAATTTTAACTACATTTTCCATATTACTTTTCTCCTACTCTAAAAAAATAAGAGAAGTAGACCGTAGTCCCTTCTCTTAATAAATATTGTCATATTTCTATGAGCAAAATTTTGATCTACGCTTTAAATTAAAAACGCTAAATCCAATAATTCATCGGCAACTTTACCGACTTTAACTGTTGAATCAAATAACTCTTCGCCTTCTTCATCTGTAAATACAGAACTATAAGTAGTCCCAATTATAGCTGATAAAGGTTTTTCAATTTCTTCCGAGAAGTTTCTATACTTCGCTTCAAACAGATCTTTGTATTTCTTACTGTCTTGAATTAAAGGACGAATTCTCTTTCCGGAGATGTTTGTTCTTTCTTTGTGCTTTTCGCATCGCGCTGAAAGAATCTGTGGTAAAAGTATGAACTTATGGACTTCTAAATACTTCTTGCACATTAAAGATAGATAAGTATATTGATAAAAAGTTAAAAATTTAATTGCGTCTTTATCATTAAAATACTTATGTGTCATCATAGAAATTATTCTTTCTTGTACTGTATGTCTGTTCATCAATTTAACTTGCTCTTTGACTTCTTCTTCAGTTATGTCAAAACCGAATTCTTTTGGTAGAGTTTTTAGCACTTGTTCAATACTCAATTTTCTAATCATGAATAGGCCTTCGTCTTTTCTTAGATTTTGAATTTCGAATCTTTCAAACTCTGAAGTTGAGTCATCATCATCATCAATATACTTTTCAGATGTATTTCCTAAAGAAATAAATTTGTATTTAAACTTATTTTGAAATAGAAAGTCAATTTGATTATTGATTACAGATTGAAAAAAGCTAACGATATTCTTATCACCATCGATAGATAGTTTAGGGATTGCGTTAGTTAATAATTTTTTATAGATCTCTAATGATTCTGTTTCTTTAGTGATTCCTTGGTTTTTAGCTACTTTCCAAAATCTCATATCTGAGTAAGATGTCTTTGAGACACGGCTATAGGTAAGTTTATATAACTTACTGCGTAAAGCCTCCGCATTGTCAGCGAACTTTTCAAACAAATATGCAAATATGGAAGCATTGATTTCTTCGAATTGTAATTCTTCTAAATCATCGTTGTCAGCGTCGATATTTAGATCTGTTGGTTTAGCAAAATTTGATTTGTTGTAAGTAAAATAAACAGAAATGATGGGAATCATTACTCTATAAAGATACGCTATCTTTAAGAGAGTTCTAGCATGTGCGTCGTTAAATTGAAGTTCCTCATTAATTTTTTTCTTTTTACTTTTAGCTTCTGCTGTTGCTTTGTCAAGCTCAAGCGCATAATTTTCTTCAACAAATTTATCAATTCCTCTAATTAAAAGGCTATCATTTGAATCAACAAGTAAATCAACCATTTCTAAAAATGTTTCATACGATGTTGAATCATTGACAATTAATTTAGACTTAATATTAAGAAGATTAAAAAATATTAATTCATACTCTTCATTAAATTTCTCTCCTTCATCAAGGAAAAGATCTTCATAAGTGCTCATAATTGCAGGTGTTAGATTCTTAAAATTTCTTTTGGAATTCATTTCAAATAAGTTGTATACTGACAGTAATTCTTGTTCGAAGATTGTATCAAAAGCTACACCGAAGTTATTATTTCCATCGGTGATGTAAAACGTAAATTCACTACCTTTTTCGATCTTTGTTTTTTCCACAAACATCACTCCTTCTTGTAAATAAAAAATAGAAAAACATTCAATGTTCTTCTACTTTAATAATATATTATTTTAATAATTTTTAAAAATTTAAATTATTTATTCATTAAGCTTTTGCTAGGCTTTTTTATTCTGTTTGGTTTTGTAGATTCATTCATTAAAGTCCTCTTAGCTTTTCTTGTAATTGTTGCATGCGGTCCTTTTTTGAAAACAGAGCTCGATGGTGTAGATACTTTACGTCTTTCTAAATAACTCTTGCGTAATTCTTCTCTTTTAACTTTACGTTCTTTATCAACTACTTTTCTATGAGCTTTGACTTGTAATGATTTAGCCAGTGCATAGATTTGGACTATTGCTTCTGGATCCGCAATATTATTTTGTAATGTTAAAATTTGGAAAGAGTTTAATGATTTCTTATTTTTATTAATATAGTTATCATTTAAACACATTCCATCAAGAAGATATCTTGCTGCAAAATAAGTTGATTTTTCGTAGCCTCTTGATTCAATAGGATTTCTAACTGTTGGAGCATTAACTAATGCTTCTAAAGGAATTTTATTCGCAAAATCTTCAATAATTAGATGTTCATGATAATAAACGTATGCGTATGTAAATAAGAATGAAGGAGAATTTGAAAACATCTTTATGTCTCTTAATGCATATCTTATCGTTTCGTCATATTTTATTTGAAATAAAACATCATAAGTTAATTTATTTATATCATATTCTTCAGAAGGAACTCTAACATGAAATAAAATATCCCCGCTCATAGAGTCAATATAAGGTATCGCAAAAAATTGTTTTTTATGTTTTTGAAATAGCTTTAAGAATGCAATATTTAATCCTTGCTTAATCATCTTACGAGATGCTAAATATGCAGAACCTTTATAAGGATTTTCTATATATTGACGGATATTTATATGTGTTGCTGCTTTCTTTTTTTTAGGTAGCATATGTTCACCTTCTTCGTTTATATAAATGATTGTTCATAATAAATTAAAACTTAGAAAAAAAAGAGAATGTTAAGTGTTGCTCCCTCAACTTACATTGCAGTGATTCCTCTTTTTCCGCCCAAGCAACTGGACTTAAACATGCACACTATCTTTGGCGCAGAGGTTCATTTTTTTAGTTTAAATTTTTCTTGCAAATGAAAAACAAACTTCAGTCTCCTCTATAAAGGCTGGTGATGGTTTTTAACACTGCTTCCCATCTTCACATATAAATAATATATATTTAAATATGGAATAATTTCAAAAATAGAAGCTAAACGCTTCTATTTTCTTCAAGTAATGCTGTTGGTTGTTTCTTTTTAATTTGATCTGTAGTTGAAAAATTTTGTGTAATGAATTGATTGCTCATTGCAACAATTCCAATTATAGAAAAACAACTTCTCATAATTTGGATATCAGTGTCTACAGAATTAATAACTTTTGTTTCAGCTAATGCTTCATATTTATGCGATTTTAAATTATAGAGTAAGTCTTCTTTAAGACATTTTCCAATTACTTCTTCAGTTTCTTCACCAGTAAAATATGAATTATTTAAAACATTTCTATAACTTTCTAAAAATGCATCTTCAATTACTGTTAAGAATTCTTTAAAGAATGCGCCGATATTTTCGACTGGAAGATATACGTATTTTTCTGATAATTTTTTAATCATAGAGACTCTCTTAGATTCTAAAAGTCTTGGGATAGTCATGTTACCACCTGTAATATAACCGAATGATAGAGCTGATTTACATGCAAATATTGCATCCTCAAATAGTCTTTCCCTTGTCATTCTTTCTGTCATAGATTTCCCTGCAACATGAATAATTGCTGTAGAATTAGTCAAAGATGAAATTCTTTTCTTTAATTCATAAATTTGAAAATCTTCTTCTCTTGTAGGTTCTTCTATTTTTAATTTTTCGTCTAATTTTAATACTAATTCTTTTATCTTAGCATCTTTGGTTTTCTTATGTTCCGCAACAGCTTCTTTACCAATTATTTGAATTGTTTTAGCTGTGATAATTGCTTTTTCAGCTCTACCTAAGAATTTCTCTGGTTTAGCTACATAATCTATAGGCTTATTTTTAAATTTATCATAGACTTCACAATTAACTAATGTTGCTAAATCTTCAAGAGTTGCAATACTTCCAGTAGTTACTTGGTCAATATCAACCGCAGTAAATAAAAGTTCAGAATTTCTAGAGCCAATTTGTTTGTGTTTTAGTCTGTTTGTTTTTAAAAATGTTTTAACATCTTCATCATAGCCATTAGCTACAATAACTAATTCTGCCTTTTGCTTTCCACAAACATCACCAATAACTTGAGATAATAATATTTCAATATCATTAAATGATAAAGTTGAGTTTGTTAAGAAAATTCTAGGTTCTTGGTCATGAATTACTTTTTTATTTTCATATCCACTTCCAAAATAATCTTCGATATATCCTCTTTGCCATTCAATACCTTGCTTAATTTCATAAGTATCTTTTTCTTTTTTGTCTAGAACATCTGTAGAAATAAATCCAAATCTACCTATCTTGTCATATACTTCTTTTAATAATTTTCCAGCTTCTGGATCATTATTTGTCGCAATCATTGCCACTGTTTCTAACTCTTTTAAATCCTCAGAGACAGGAATTGCTCTTGTTTTTAGTGAGTCCTCAAGTGTTTCAGATAGATCATTAAGGATATCTACTATATCTTTTGGTGCAACTCTTTTAAAGAATTTTGTCTTTTCTGGATCTGTTAATGCTGAATATAATGAATTAGCTACAACTATTGCTGACGTTGATCCATCACCAACTGTTAGAACTTGATTGCTTGCAATATTTCTAACCAAATCCAAAACCGTTCTTGAAACTTCATCACTGAAATTTATTCTATTCATTAAATCATAGCCGTCTTTTGTTGCAAAGTGGCGACTTTCTCTATCTTGAATTATTGTTGTACTACCATATGGTCCCAATGTTCCGCATAGTGTTTTCGAGATAATTTGCAAAGTAGCACGCACTTTTGCTTTTGTATTTGCTTCCTCAACCACATTGGTTAAGAATGAAAATTGTAAGTTATTGTCATCGCAAATCTCGATGTTTGTTTTGTCTCTTAGTTTCATTTTGTCATTCCTTCCGTTATGGCAGATAAAAGATTATAGTATCATCAAATACAATAATTTCTTCACAAATGCTTGCCATTTTCAATTTTATTTCCTGTAGTAATGGTCTATCTCCGAGAAATAGAGTGGATCTAACTTTAAAGACTTTCATTTCATTCTCTTTATCTGTAGCTGGTATTCCCAATTTTTGTACGATATATTTCCCTTTGAAAGATGGCAAAAATTGCATCTTTGAAAGAGGAATAACTTCTCCTAATTCTTTGAGGAAACTGTAAAGATTAGAGATATAATCAATGCTCTCTAAATAGTTTTGGCTATTTATTTCTTCATTGTCTGAAATTCTTGTAATCATATTGCATGCTTTAATTAGCATCGACATGTTATATCACACTCCTATTTTGTTTTTTTAAGTTCATTATTTATTCTTATCTTAGCTTCTTTAAGATTAGCTAAAAGAGGAATTTCTAGGTTAAGTATTTCATTAATTGTCATTTTTCCATCAAATAAGTCAAGTATGTAAACAATCTCATCTGATTTTTCTGAAATGGCTAATTGCAAAGCTTTAAAATTATCATCAATTATTTTAGCTTTTCTAGTTAATTCCTCTAAAGTGTCTGTTCGGCTAATTATTGGGTTTTCTCGAAGATTAGAGTAAAAAGTATATCTTCAATCGAAACTGGAATATCGTGTACTTCTTCTCCACATTCTGCGCATTTGATAGTTTTAATTGAATACATGATTCTATTTTCATCAACTCTATCATAGACAGCATCTTCTAATTCTTTTGCGTCGTCAATTGGAAGGTTGTCGATAACTCTTAGAATTGCTTGTCTATTTAATTCTTCGGTAAAAACTGTTGAATCTTGTTTAGAAGGGATTAAGATTCTCTTAACATATAACATATTTGTAACACTTAAAGTGTCTTTATCGATTGTTTGTTCAGGTACAGTTCTCAAAATTTCAAGTGAATCAAATAATGTTGGTGTTCTAAGTTCAACGATTAAATTACTTTCACTTAATTGAATTGCCTGATTCTTTCCAATTAGTGAATATTTTTTCATTGCTTCAATAGATGTTGCATTTTTAGATACTTCATCCATTAGGGCTCTCATTTTTTGAGCATCTGTTGTTTTAATTAAGTTATCATGTCTAATTTTGTATTCTCTTTCAGCACCGCATTCTGGACATTTATATTTGAAAGTACCAGAATTAGGGAATGTTGAGCAGTAAACTCCATAATAGAATGTTTCCATGTCTTCTACAGATGTCACTTTTAGCCAAGTGTCAAAATCCATACGGCCTACTGAAGTGTCATAAATTTTTTCCCAGATTACTCTGTAAACACCTTTCTTATACTCATATCTTCCTAATGTTGAATAAAGAATGTTAACAACATCTTTATGCACTAGTGGTAAAACTTTTGCCATATAACCAGATTGTGCAGCTACAATTTGAAATGCACCTTTATTTCCATAAAGAGCATTTTTAAGATCTCTTTCTTTATCTAATTCGGTTTTATTAGTCACTGAAATAGTGGAAATATCAACTACTTTTGCTTTCTTACGAGGCACTTCAACTTCTTCTTCCTCAATTATATCTTGAGTAACAAAGTCTTCTTCAATTTCATCTAAATTAATTTTGATTTCTTTTTCAAAATCGTCATTGTCAAATTCTAATGGTCTATCTTCTGCTAAAATAACTTCATCTTCTACTTTTTCCATTAGTTCTTTAACTTTTTCATCGAATATTTCTTTTAAACTTGGTTTTTCTTCTTCAACTTCTTCTTCAACTTCTACAATTGGTTTTCCAGGAATTGGTCTTTCAACCTTTTCAATTTTTGCAGAGATTACTGGAGGAAGTTCTTTTTTCATTGCTGATTCAATTACATCAATATCTTCAAATGATTCATTTTCACTCAGATAAACTGTTTGACCTAGAGCAGCAACTTTTTTTTCATCTTTTATTTCGTCACTCATTTTACATCTCTCCTTTTATTTTCATATTCTTCATTTCTTTCTTAGTTTGTTTCATTAAAAATTTGTAATACGTCATACTCTTCATACAATAAGAAATTAGTTGTTATCGGCTCTGAGTTTATAACTGTTGATATAGAGATACCAATCATTCCTTGTTGCACATTTAAAACATTTGCTGTATCTTCTACAATTTGAACATCTACATAAACGTTGTCTAAATTTGGAAGATATCGACTTATTTGGTCTGTTAAGTCAGATTCAATAACTTCTAGTTGTGTCTGATCTAATAAATCAAATTGATATTTCTCAATATTCATTCCAAAATTAGGATTAAATGGATAATTTCCTTTTCTGGTTAGTAAGATATTTTTTATTGCAAGAATAACAGCTGAGGCGTCTGTGAATTCTTCGGCTTTTCCATACTCACCAATATGAAATGCAAAATCTTTATATGTTGCCATAGATAACACTTCCTTTCTTTCTATAATTATAATAATCTGTTAACTGTATCTTTTTGTTTTAAAAGTTAAGAGATTCCTCGAATAATACATTAAACAATTAATTATATATAGATAAAAAATTATAAGAGGGCGATTATATGAAAACACTAGACAAAGCTATTGATAAAGTAGACATAAACAATGAAGAAAAAATTGATTTTAAAATATCAGTATCAGATTTTGATATAACTGAGAGTTATTTTACTGATGAAGACGAAATTGATAATAAGACTATTAAGTATATTGAGAGAGAAATAAGAAACTCTTTTGAATACAGAACTTATATTCAATTCTTAAAAGAAGAACTTGATTTAACCAGATGTTCTCTAATGAAAAATATTGATATAAAGACAACACCAGTATCATTAGAATTCCATCATTTTCCTTTAACACTTTATGAAATAACAGAAGCAGTTGGAAAATCTATGGTTGATGGTTTGACTAAAGATGAAGCAGTTTCTGGATTTGATATTGCTGAAAAAGTGGTTGAAGAACATTATAAACATAATATTGGTCTAGTTCCTTTAACTAAGACTATTCATGATATGGCTCATAATGGAACTATTTTTATTCCAATTGATGCAGTAAATGGGAACTATCAAGAATTTATTAATGATTATAGAAAGCATATTGAACCTGCAACACTAGATAAAGTAGAAGCAGTTAAAGCATACAATAACTCACAAACTGCAAAAGATTACAATCAAGAAAAATTGAAAAAAAGAATTGTCAATTATGATGTTGAATATAAAGATCATAAAAAAGATGAAGAAGGAGGAAATACAAATGGGATTATTTAAAAAACTAGTAGATCAAGTTATAAGAAAAGATGCAGTTAAAACTGCAAAAGCAATTACGGTACAAGAAAAGAAAGAAATTGAAAAGGAACTAATCTTCGGAACTGTTTTAGAAAGTTTAGAAGTAGATTTATTTGAAGAAGTTTATAAAGTTAGTGCAATTGGACAAGGCGGAACAGAAACTTCAGTTGAATATGAAAGAGAGAGTGAAGAAGCTGCAGAAACAGCGGCACTTGATGGGCTTGATGTTCCTGCTGAAAATATATTAGATATAGAAAAATTAGATAAAGAAAATGCAGAGAATGAAGATAACAGTGAAAAGGCGGCGATCTAAATGGCATTATTTAAGAAACTCCAAGAAGAAATAGAAATCAAGAAAATTGTTAAACAACCTTTGACAAGAGAAGAATTAAATGATATCGAAACAGAAATGATATTTGGAGAACCTACTGAATTATTTGAAGAAGTTAGTAACATTCTTATTAAAGGTGGAAAAGCAGATAAATTATCTGTTGAGGATATTGCTAAGAAACATAAAGTATCAGTTGAAAAAATTAATTCTGAATTAGAAAAAGGAATTAAAGTTGAGGCTGAACATGTTGGAAAAGATAAAGCAAAAGCAAGAGAAATCTCAATGGATCATTTAGCAGAATTTCCAGACTATTATACAAGACTAGATAAAATGGAAGAAGATGCTAAGAAAGATCTTAAAGAGGGAGTAATAAAACAAGTTGTAAAAACTGTAACTGCTGAGATTGCTCCACCTAGCGATGTTGTATCTGCAAGAAAATACATTTCAAACAATGATGGAAAAGCATTATCTGTAGATCAAAGAAAACAACTTGATAAGGCAAAATTAATTGTAAAGAAATGGAAAGAATCTCTTAAAGAATCAATAGCTGCCGACAAAAAAATAGCAGCTCCTAAAGCACAAGTTAGAAAAATAGTATTCTGGTTTCTTATGTTTGGAATTCTAGGTGCTTTAGTATCCTCATTAGTCTTATCATCTAAATTTAATAAATTTTATGATGTAATGAGTAGACTCAAATCAACAGATGAGGAATTTGCTAAGGCATATGTGTCTATCGAACACAGACTTGCAGTTAAGAAATCACTAAGCAAAGAAGATAAAGAAACTCTTAAAGATGATATTAGAATTGCTAGATCTAAACTTAGAAATGCGTTAAAAGATGAAAAAGTTTTAATCCAACAAGCTAAAGAAGAAATGCGACAACAAAGAAAACTGAAATTAATCAATGAAGAAGTTGCAGATATTTTTGAGCAAGAGTTAATAACACTGTATGAAGAAATTTTTATAGAAGAAGAAAATATCAAAGAGACTACAGTAGTTTCAGCAACTGGTGAACCTATACCTATTAGACAAGTCATGGATTATATTAATCCAGATGGAAGTGTAACAGAAGAAGGTAGAAAGGCTGAAAAAGAAGGAAAAATAAAAATAAAAGAATCTTCAATGGCTGGTATTGCAGGAGTAATTAATCCAAACAGTAAGGGTCCTTTTTTTGATAGAGAAGGAAGTACTGAAGCAGAAGATATTGATACTACGGAAATAGAAAAAACAAATAAATAAAAATAGAAGGGGAGACCCTTTTATTTTTAATTTCGTCTTTAATAATATATTATAAGAATGAGCATTAGGAAAAAATAAAATACATAAGGAGGATTACAATGGATTTTTTAATATGCAATTTTTCAATAACATCTGACATGTTAATTGAGAACCACTTAGATTTGGCAGTTTTTAAAGAACTAGCATATAATTCTAAGATAGCAAGAAAGTTACCAAATAGTAAAAAGGCTTTACAATATAATTACATTCTAATTCCGTTAGTTCATAGAACTGAGCAAAACGTTATTTTAGAAGCTAATTTAGTTTCAAAAATGTCATCAAGTATTGAGATAGAAGATGACTATATCTTTTCAATTGCAGAGATTTTTAAAACTAATTTTGAAAAGATTGAAAATATTGGATTCTCACTTGATTTAATTGGTCTTGTTGATGATTCTAGATTTGATATTTTCTATTCAGATGGAAGTTTTAAGAGAGATACTGCTGAAGCAAGTTATGGAATGTGCAAACTTTTAGGAGAGGATGCAAAAGGATTAAAAGACGATCTTACTGGAAAGACTTTTCTTCATGAAGAGTTTTCAGGCAAAATATTAAAAGGAACAAATAATATAGGTGAACTTAGCGGTTTACAAAAAGCCATTGAGGTATTCGGAAAAAAAGATTATCAAATAATTATTTCAGATTCTGAATATAGTATTAAAATATTTAGAGAATGGTATTATACTTGGAAAGATAATGGATTTAGAACTTATGCAAAGAAACCTATTATGAATAGAACGTTGATTGAAAGTATTTATAAATCATTAATTGATTCTAAAAAGGTTGTTTTGTTCAAATGGGTAAGAGGCCACAATGATAGTTTCTTTAATGAACAATGCGATGAAATTGCAAAGAACGCTTTACAAATTAAAAAGTAAGGAGTGAACTTATGGATGCAACTAGTGATAAAGATTTAGCAGCAGCTAAAAAAAATAGTTATTATGCGCTTCTATATGCCAAAGACCAGACTTTAGAATTATGTTTAGCAGCAGTTAGAGAAGATGGGCGGGCACTTAAACATATTGAAGAGCAAACTCCAGAGATATGTTTAGAAGCAGTTAAACAAAATGGCTGGGCACTTCAATTTGTTAAAAACCAAACTCCAGAATTATGTTTAGAAGCAATTAAACAGACTGGATGGGCACTTCAATTTGTTGAAGAGCAAACTCCAGAATTATGTTTAGAAGCAGTTAAACAGACTGGATGGGCACTTAAACATATTGAAGAGCAAACTCCAGAATTATGTTTAGAAGCAGTTAAACAGAATGGTCAGGCGCTTCAATTTGTTAAAAAACAGACTCCAGAGATATGTTTAGAAGCAATTAAAGAAAATGGCTGGGCACTTCAACATGTCAAAGAGCAAACTCCAGAATTAATTAGATATATGATAGAAAACAATATTAAAATAGAATTTAAAATAAACATTAATCTACCAGATGACTTAAAATTATGGTTAGAAATGCAGTAATAGGAGGCATATTATGACACAATATGAGAAAGATTTAGAAGCAGTTAAACAGACTGGATGGGCGCTTCAATTTGTTGAAGAGCAAACTCCAGAATTATGTTTAGAAGCAGTTAAACAGACTGGATGGGCACTTCAATTTGTTAAAAATCAGACTCTAGAGATATGTTTAGAAGCAATTAAACAAACTGGATGGGCGCTTAAACATATTGAAGAGCAAACTCCAGAATTATGTTTAGAAGCAGTTAAAAAAGATGGTTATACACTTCAATTTGTTAAAAAACAGACTCCAGAATTATGTTTAGAAGCAGTTAAAAAAGATGGATGGGCACTTCAATTTGTTAAAAATCAGACTCCAGAATTATGTTTAGAAGCAGTTAAACAGAATGGTTACTCGCTTCAATATGTTAAAAAACAGACTCCAGAATTAATTAGATATATGATAGAAAACAATATTAAAATAGAATTTAAAATAAACATTAATTTGCCAGATGATTTAAAACTATGGTTAGAAATGCAGTAAAGGAGGTTATCTATGGATCTTAAACATGTTGAAGAGCTTAAAAAAGAATTTTCAGATATAAATAAAATTGATAAAGAAGCACTTCTCACTATACTAACAACTTATGATGATAATAAGTATATAGTGTCTATAGATATTATAGATGTCGATGAGGAAAGAGTTGATCTTACAGTTGTTAGTAGAGTTAACACTAATTTATTATCAACAGAAATATCTAAAACCTATGCAATTTATTTTAATATATATTTGATTTTGAAAGTTAAGGGATTTGATTATAATGATTTAATCGAACTTGTTGAAATTAATAAAGTATCTAAACCTATTCTTTTTCAGTATCTTTTAAAAAACCCAAATATTAGTGATGATTTAAAATTATGGATAGAAATGCAATAATAAGGAGGAAATAAAATGAAATATTTATTTTTAATGGGGCCATCAGGAAGTGGAAAAACTACTCTTGCTAAAACACTAGGAGATAAACCAGATAAGTACAAAAGATTAACGCAATGCACCACAAGAGAAAAAAGACAGAATGAAACGGAAGGTGTAGAATATAACTTTTTAACTAAGGGGCAGTTTGATAAGTTGAATAGCGAAAATAAACTTACAACAGTTGTTAAAAGGGAATTTGGAAACACTTCATATGGAACACCTATAAAAGATCTTGATCCAAAGAAAGTAAACATTATTATAGCTTCAATTGAAGGATTATTAGATTCTATGAATAAAATAAATCCTGAAGAAGACGATATTCATGTTGTATTTATTTGTAATGTTTCTGAGCCAGAAGCAAAAAGAGCAAATAGATCTTTTAAAGAAGAAGAAAAATATACAAGAATTGTATTAGAAAAACTTAAGGGAATTAATCTTATAACAATTCCTCATCAAAAATTAATAAATATTAGAGATTGTCGATTAAAACTAAATAGATTTTTAGTTATGAGAGGCGTAAAATAAGGATGTGACAAAATATGGATGAAAGTGTAAAATTGGCGCAAGAAATTGCTGAGAAAACTAATTATCTTAATAAAGATATAGTATATCTTAAGAATACTAATATAACAGAATACGACATTGCTTCTGCTGGTTTTACAGTAATTAAATTCAAAAAACTGTTGCCCGAAGCAGAAATTGCTGAATTAGAGAAAGTATCAAAATATGAAAGAAATGTTAGGATTGGAAAAAGAATAATTCAATACCCCAATATTTCCATAGAAATTATACAAACTCTTGAAAAAGCAAGAAAAGCTTTTGTTCTAGTGAATGAAATATTACCAGAAGAAATACTTACAATTAAAAAAGATGCAATCTTTTTAATTAAGAAAGTTCCAACTATTTTTCAAATAAAAGAGTTTTTATTTAGGGAAAAAGGAAATTACACATCATATTGTTATATAAATAAAAAGGAATTCTATTATTCATCAACAACAGAAACATTAGATATTAAGGGATTTTCTCAGAAAGTGAATGAAGAACAAAAAGAATATCTTATAAAAGATATAAAAAACTTTCTAAGACTTTCAGAAAAAATTACATCAGATCAAATGTTTTCAATCCTTAAAAGTTATAGAGCAAAATATCTAAATCGAGAGCTAAATAAAGAATCTTACCGAGATTTGGATAGTGGAATGTTTAGAATAGGAGATTTTTCAATTGATTCAATATCACAAGAGAATCTTGCAGATATCGATATTAGTCAGAATTATATCAACTATCTTGTTCCATTATTTAATATTTTAGTATAAGAAAGGATATGAAACTATGAAAAAAGCACTTACAAAAAAACAAACAGAAATTAATATTAAAGAATTTTTAAGAAAGAATGATAAAGGACTGACATTAGACGAAATTGATTCTCTTCTTGATGGGAATTCCTCTAAACAGCTATTAAGAAGTATCCTTTACCATATTGATTTAAAGAATAGTGATAGAGACTTGGTAGTTAAATATACATTAAACAATAAGTTTGATATGTTTAGAATTCTTGGAAAGGCTGCCGGTTTTCAATTTACCACAGAAGAACTATTAAAAATAGTTGAAATGCCTTCATTTACCAGAGTGACTACAACAGGAACTTTCGGTAGTGGAGAAACTGCGGATATTATTAATAGAAGAGCAGTAATCATGCATCAAGACAATGTTAATTCAGAAGTATTCAATTCTTTGTTAGGATCATTTAACGATGAAAATGCAAAGGAAAGATTCTTAAAGACATTGAACACCAACACATTACAAAAGAAATATGAAGACTTTCCAGATATTTTATTATGGGCAGCATTAGCCTAATAAATTTGATTGAAAATTTATGAACAAATTATTAGTGAGCAGGAAGAACTCGCTAGTTATCTCTTCATAATTTCATTCTTCGTTTCTCTTTGAAAATCAAAGTGAGGATTGCCTCATTTTGATTTTTCATTTTTAGTATTCAATATGAAGAGAACAATACTTTATATTATTATATAGAGGAAGGGTGATCTTCATGAACAAAACTTATAAATGCCCATATTGCAAGAGAAGCTATCTTTCGAAAGAAGCATTATATGACCACATGGAACAGAATTGTAAAGATCAATTATATGGTTTACCAGCAGCTCAAGTTTATTTCAATATTAGAAATAGATATTTCCCAAATAAAGAGCATGGTTTATCTGTAATAAGTGGCAAGATTACGCCATTTAATTTAACAACAGAAAGATACGAACGATTTGCAAATGAACAAGAACGTCAACAATATAGAGAATATTTCCGACAAAATATGATAAAAAAATATGGAAAAGATACTTTATTAAATGATCCTGAACATCAAAAAGCGATGCTTGCAAACAGAAAAATATCTGGAACTTATACATGGAAAACCGGAGAAGAAACAACTTATACTGGAAGTTTTGAAAGAAGATTTCTAGAATATCTTGATATAGAATTAGACTGGTCAAATCCAGCTGATGTTATGGCTCCTGCTCCAATGTATTTCGAGTTTAAAGACGATCAAGGTGTGAGTCATTTTCATATCCCTGATTTTTATATCACTAGCTTAAATTTAATAATTAATATTAAATCCTCTGAAAATGAGCACTATAGGTTAAGAGATATTGATAGAGAAAGATTTCAAGATAACGCTATTAAAAAGTCTAATTTTAATTATCTAAAAATTTATGATAATGATTTTAAACGATTTGACAAAGTTATAACTGAAATTGACCCTGATAAAAAGTACCGACAAGTTTTTATAGCACGATAAATAACATAACCTAAATATTCTAGGTTATGTTTTTATAAAGTAAAAAAGAAGAATATATTATTATTAAGTGAGACTTGGAAAATTAGGCTTACTTAGTGTTAAAAGGTTAGGCGAACTTTTAACAAAAAATTCAATCATAGGAGGAAGAAAATGCCATCAATTAAAGAAGCACAACGTTTAGTAAAGAGAGTTTATTTAACAAATTTAAACATCCCAAAAAGAGGACTTGCATTAACATTAATGTTAGTTGGACCTCATGGAATTGGGAAAACAATGATTATCAAAGAGGCAGCGAAGGCTTTAGGAGGCTATCATATCGTTGTTGAAGGTGGATCTTTGAAAGAGGGAGAAATCACTGGGTTGCCTGTTGCTAGTCCTAATGCAGACGGTTCATCAGAAGTTCGTTTCGTTCCCTATTATGCTACTTCAAATTTAATGAAATTAGAAAAAGCTATTTACAAACAAGCTAAGAGCGAAAAAGGATTCCTTGACGGGAAGATTCGCTTAACAGACAAAGGTATCGAAATTAAAGAAGGCGGAGACAAAGTTAAAATTATCCCTGTAACATCTGGAATGGATGATATTGTTAAAGGAGAAGATAACCGCTTTAAATTCGGTGAAGATCTTCCTGGAGATTTAAAACTTAAGTTAATTGAATCTGGCGAAATTAAACCAGTAATTTTATTCATTGATGAATTAAACAGAACTGAGCAACAAACAATGAAAGAATTAATGAACATTCTTTTAAATAAAAATATCAACGGTTATGACCTACCTTGGTGGGTATCAATTGTTTCTGCAATAAATCCATCATCACAAAATTCAACTTATTCAACAAACGAAATCGATGACGCACAACGTGATAGATTCCTTAAAATTAAAGTTGATGCAAGACTTGATGACTGGATTGATTATGCGCTTGACGCAAGAATGAATACAGATATAATCGAAGCAATTGCTGTTGCTGAAGACATTTTTATACGTAAAGAAAAAGGTTATGAAGATACAGATGAAATGACTCCATCACCAAGATCTTGGGAAATGGTTTCTTACATCTATGATAATATTGATGCCTTTAATCATACAAAGTTCTTAACAATTGAAGACAAGAAAGCAGAAAAAGATGACTTACGTACTCTTATCACTGCAAAAGTTGGGCCTACAGCTGCAAGAACAATGTTAGAAAATATTAATAATAAAGAAAACAATATTAAACCTAACGAAATTGTAAATGGAAAATCACCAAAACTTGATGAAAGAGTTGTTGCTAAATTTAAAGGACAAAAACGTCTTCGTCAAAAGATTACTGTCGATAATTTGATTCGTCACATTGCAACTGTAATTGTTGATTTTGAAGTTTATAAGAAATCAGGAAAAGCTGATGAAAAGAAAATTTACTTTAATTTCAAAGAGCAAATTAAAGCATTCGTTGAAATTCTTGATGATGCAACTAAAATTGCGTTCGCTAAAAAATTAGCTGACAATAGTGTTGTAGCTTCAGATAACAAACCAGTCTTTGGTAAAATCTCAGATTGTTTCGCAACACATATTTTAACAAGCTTCATGGAGTTTGATCAAAATCTTCGCAAATTAGGCGACGAATAAAGGAGAATAATAATGGCAGATAAGAAAAATATATTAACGATTTACAATATCTGTCGTGATCTTGTATCGCAGTCAGAAAAATATGCAGAGGAACATGAAGGAAAAGTTGATGAAACTCTCCTTCCTCCTCTGAAAGCTGCGTTTGAAGAAATCATTGAATTCGAAAAGATTCACTTGATTACGGCACATGATACATTTTATGGGTCTATGCTGATGAACATGGAAACAAGAATCGACTTCAACATTAGAGGGCCTCTTGATATCAGAGTTAGCAAAGAGCCTTTTGTTGTTCTATTCAATCCAATGTTTATTATGAAATATAAGTATGCTGAATTTACAGCTTTACTAGTTTCAGAAATTCTGAAACTTGCATATGCTCACCCTGCTTCATTTGCTCAATTAAACACTGGGAAAGATGAACAAAAACATGAACATCTTGAAAAATCGTCTCAGGCATCAATTTCAAATATGGTTCAACGCGATATTAGAATTGATAAGAAGACAGACAGAAGACTAGTTCTTCCAAATGATGCATATACCACAACAACATTAGCAAATGAAACTAATGTTAATCCTAAAAGAGAACAGGCGCTTGAGTATTATTATAAAGTTCTTGAAAACTTTGGGAAAAAGAAATCAGCTGCTTCATCAAGTATGGGTAAAGGCAACGAAAATGCGCCAGCTACTCGTAATAATGGAGATGGACAAATGCCTCACCAATGGGAAGGCGAAGATGCTGAAGAACAAAAAGATAGAATTAAAGCCATGGTTTCAGAAGTATTCAATAATATGTCTGAGAAATCAAGAGGATTAATGCCTGCTGGTTTAGTAGAACAGATTAAAGCATTACTAAAGAAACCTGAAATAAATTGGAAACAAATTCTTAGAAAATTTGTTGGATCAGTACCAGTGCCTTATCGTAGAACACCAACAAGACTGAACAGACGTATGCCTTTCAGACCAGATATCACAGGTCGTTTGCCAAAACGAATTATCAAAATTGTAGTTGCAATCGATACATCAGGATCAATGTCATCAAGAGATATCGAATATTGCATCAATGAAGTTTTCAACATCGTAAAAGATTATGAATCTGAAATTACAATTATTGAATGTGATGCTCAAATTGGTAAAGTATACAAAGCTAAAAAGGTTTCAGATGTACAACCTAAGGTTACGGGCCGCGGAGGAACTTCTTTCGTGCCAGTAATTGAGTACATTAATGAATCAGGTAAGTTTAGAGACGCATTAATGATTTATTTTACGGATGGATATGGTGATTATGAAATTCCAAAACCAAGAACACTTAGAAATATGTGGGTAGTACTTGGTGATGAAAAAAATTTATCAGTTAAGCAGCCATACGGAGAAGTTAAGTCATTAAAGATGGATCAAGACTGGATCAAAATGAGAGATAACGGATATTAATCCGTTTCTCTTTCTTTATTTTTGTAGGAGGAAATAAGGAATTTTATTTTCAAAAATTAGGAGGTAGAATTATGGCAAAAGATAAAGATGATTACAATCAAAATGATGAATTTTTCATGAATGAAGAAGAATTATTTGCAGAAACACAACAAACCATTATTGATACAGAACTTGATAAAGTTCTTGAAGCAATGGAAAAGAAAATAGCAGAGGCAAGAGAAAATCTTGGTTATGCTGAAAAAGGAGAATTCCAACAAAATGTTCAAATGATATCACGTTATGTTACAGCTATCATTGAAATTGAGCAATTGGAAAAACTTCTTGAAGATGGAGAAACCAGCGAAGACGAAGTTCTCGATAGAATTCAAAAAATTAATTTATCTGTTAAAGAATTAACTTTTACAGATTTAACGGAATATGAAAAAGCAAATAAAGGTGAAACACAAGTGGCTGACGATAAAGATATTGAAGACCCTGATGAGTTTGACTTTTAAGAAGGAGGAAAATAATGAAAGCATTTACAGAAGATTTAGAGGTTATTAGAAAAAAATCTGGAAACACCGCTTATAGTTTTTATCACACATTTGTTGGTACTCCTCATATTTTTATGACAGTTATGAGCTTCCTTAATACCAATAAAGATGCAGAAAGATATGCTAATACTTACACCAAATTGAAATCCTTAATGGAAGAATTTGAATTCTCTGGGAAGGATTTTAAAGATGAATTTATAATTCTTATGCCTAAGGGTATCCCACCAGTTGAAGGCGAACATTTTCAAATGACAATGGCAAAAGAATCTAAAGAGTTATTTGATGCTCTAGGCCGCGACGCTCTTGCTCAAAAAAGAAGTCAAGAGGTTGAAGATTTAGTTAGAGCACTTTTCTCTGATAGAGTTTATCGTGTTCACGCAATTATTGAAAGCGTTTTGGGCTCAGCTCAAAAAGCTGATGACTTTTCATCTAAAATAATTGATGCATTTAAATCAGCTGCAAAACAAGAAGTTAAAGAACTAGAAAAAATTAAAGAACTTACCAATTTAAACAGATATATAGAAGAAAAGAATCCAATATTTATTGGTGGAGAAAGTGCATTAAAAGCCATTGAAATGGCTCTTTCAGGACGTTCTATCCGAAATGCAATGCTTATCGGTAAAGCGGGAACTGGGAAAACTGCTGCTGTTTATGAATACGTAAAACGCACAATGGCAAACAAAGTGAACACTGATTTACAAGGAAAGTTATTCTATCAATTAGATCCAGCTGCATTGGTAGCTGGCACACGTTATCGTGGGGATATGGAAGAAAAGCTTATGAACATCTTGATGCTTTGTAAAGCTAATCCGCAAGTTATATTATTTGTAGATGAAGCACATATGATGGTTAAATTAGGAGATGCTGAAGGTGCTGCAAGCGCTGGAAATATTATTAAGCCATTCATTACTCGTGGAGAAATTCAATTAATCATGGCAACAACTGATGAAGAATACGCACAATATATTGAGAAAGATAGAGCATTCGCTCGTCGTTTCCATAATGTTAATATTTCTGAACCAACTCGTGAAGAAGTTGAATTAATCTTAAAAGGAATCCAACCAACAATTGAAGAATATTTTAAGAAAAAAGGTTCCGAAGATGTGCTTCAAAAAGTTTTAACACTTGCAGATAAATATGCAATTGATCAAGCTAATCCAGCTAAAGCAATTAATATGTATGAACTCGCATTTGCTAACTCAAAAGTATTTAATGAAGAAGGCGAAATCGTCTTTACAAATGATATTCTTAATGCAATTAAAATCAAATATGATTTACATCTTGATGAAAACAAAACTGATGATGTTGCAAAAGAATTAAAATCATTCTTGTTAGGACAAGAAGAACCTTTAAATCAAGTAATTAATAACTTACGTTATATTGAAGCAGGGTTAGTGGATATTGAAAAACCATTAGCTTCAATGATCTTCGCTGGTCCAACTGGTGTTGGGAAAACTGAAACTGCAAAAATTATTGCTAAGAAATTCTTTGGTTCTGAAAAGTTCCTTATCAAAATCAATATGGGTGAATATGGAACAGAAATGGATGTTACTAAAATTACAGGATCAGCACCAGGATATATCGGATCTGATCAACAAAGTGGGCTAGTTTCACTTGTAAAGCAATATCCATCTTCAATCGTTCTTTTTGATGAAATTGAAAAAGCTCATCCTAAAGTATTCGATACAATTCTAAACATTCTTGATACTGGAGAAATGACAGATAATCATAAGAATAAAGTTTCATTCAGAAATTGTATCATCGCTTTCACAACTAATTTAGGATATGACAAAGACTTTGCAAAGAGCAAAGGTGTTGGATTCCATAAGTATAAAACTGAAAACGAAGATATTTTGGAAGTTGTTAAAGACCATTTCCGTCCTGAATTTATAAACAGACTTGATGATATTATTGTATTCAACGGGCTTCATGCAGATGTTGCAAAATTGCTTGTAGATCGTTACATTGTTGAATATGAAAATTTATCAGAAAGAAAAGTTGCTGTTAATCCAAATGATTATGATATAATCATTAAAGATGCAGATATTGAAACGTATGGTGCTCGTAGCTTGAAACGTGCAGTTCGTCGTCAGATGTTAGAAATTTTTAAGAGAAATAAATTAGCAGACTTATCTGGATTTACGATTGGCGAATTGAAAACATTAGCTAAGAATTTAGAGTTAACTGGTTACACTAAGTTGGCAAAAGCTGAATTACTTACATTGCTTCAAGCCATGAATTTAACTGATATGCAAGTTAAACAATTTCAAACAGATGTAGAAGAATTTACAGATTTCTAAAAAACAATGAAAAAGGGGTTCTCAAAGGCCCCTTTTATCTATTAAAGGAGGAAATATAATGTCACAAAACTCAAATCTTAGAAAAGATTATCAATATAAAGATATTCCAACTATTCTATTAGAAAGTCGTATTATTAATTTAGTTGGTGAAGTCAATGAATATATGTCATATCAAATAGTATCTTCTCTACTAGTTTTAGAAGAACAATCAGATAAACCAATTCAAATGTTCATTAACAGCCCAGGAGGATCTATCCATGATGGATTGGCAATTATTGATACAATGAATTTTATTAAGGCTCCTGTCTACACTTATGCTATGGGATATGCTGCATCAATGGGTGCTGCAATTCTATCAGCTGGTGACAAAAGTCATAGATATGCATTACCAAATGCAAGTGTTATGATTCACCAAGCTTCAAGTGGAACAAGTGGAAATATTCAAGATCAAAGAGTTAGTCTTCAATATACTGAATCTTTGAATGAAAAATTGGCAGATATAATTGCTAAAAATTGTGGAAAAACAAAAGAAGAATATATTGCTGATACACACCGTGATAAATGGATGTTTGCAGAAGATGCATTAGCATACGGCATCATCGATGAAATTGTAGCAAATACAGAAGAGTCTAACAAATAGACTCTTTTACTTTTTATAAAGGAGGAAAAAAATATGGCTGATAATAGATTTTCAATATCTGGAATGGGTGAGAACTTTGATATTCCTGATGATGATGAAATATCTCCTGCGGAAGAACGAAAAAGAAAAATGCTAAAACAATTTGGCATGTCTGATAAAGAAATAGATGAAGCAATCGAAGCTATGAAAGATTTCAATCCAAAAGAAACCCTAGAACAACTAAATGCTGGTGACAGATCTTCTATTATTAAACAAGTTCAAGAAGATATGAATCTTTCAAAAGAAGAAGCTGAAGAATTTTTAAATGGAATTGAAAGTATGGCTAAGAGCCTTTTAGGCAAATTAGATGAGCCATTTAATAATAATCCAAATTCCAACCCCTTCAATATTGACAAAGATGATTATGAAACGCTAGATGACTTTGACGATTTTGATGATGAAGATTTCGAAGAAGATGAAGAGGATGATTCTTCTCAACAATTCCCATTGCCTCAGCAATCTAATGAAGAAGATGAAAGTGAAGAAGATGAAATCTCAGATAACATTGAAAATATGTTTGATGAATTAGTAGGCGGCGGTACCTCAGCACCTTCAAAATCTAATAAAAAAAGAAGAAATAAAATAAATATTAATGGATCATTTGAATCATTAACTACATCTGCAGCATTTGGAGTAATTCCTCTTTCTAAAGATGATAGACTTCTTGAAAAGTTCCAAAGTGCTTATGGAAATGGACCTTATTCGGTTTCAAGTTTTTCAGAAGAAATCCAAGGGTATAATCTAAATGCAGCATTTGCTGAGCTTTCTGAACTTAAATATGTGGATAGCAACGAAAAATTTATTATATTTGAAGGAGTTCCTAAAGACCCAACAGATTCAGGAATAGCTGTTGCAATTATTCTTAATGGAGATGAATTTGAATTTATAATTCCAGAATATGGAAACCCATATGATAAGCTTTCAGGAACACTTTTAAATAAAGAAAGAGACCCACACTTATATCGTGTAAATGAAAAAAGTGGAGACCTAGAATTAGATAAAGGGATTGATTACATTAAAATCAAGACAGGTTTAGATCTATTAACTTATGAAAATAAAAGAACTATCCTATCGGTTAAAGACTTTGGTGACGTTATTCCAACATTATCTTCATTTCAATTTCCATCTAATAGAATTAAAATTGGAAGAATTAAAGCTAATGATTCTGCAGCTGCACGTTTATTTAAGAGAGATTTTAATCTAGACATAGACTCAACAATATTTGATTTCTATGTAAGATTAGGATATCAATATCCAGAGAGAAATCTTGAAGAAGTTAATAAATATCTCTTAGGCATTAATTTTAATACAAATATTAAAATGCAAACTTATGAATTGCAAGCAGATTTCCAAGGAAATATCTTTATCGATATTGATCTAGGAGCACTTCCAGATAATATTCGTAAATGGATAATGGATTAATAATTAATAAAGTGAAGTAAATGCTTCACTTTTTTTTAAAAAACAATATTGAACTTTAAAGGAAAATTTTCTAGCTAACAATTAATTATATTATTGATCATAAATCCCCTTTTCTTGGAAAGTAAGTTCAATAAATTCAATTCTTTTAATAAAGGGAGTTGTAAGAAAATTTTCAAAGAATTCCCTTCTTTCCAAAGGGTATTCTTTGATTTTTAAAAATTCTAATTAGAAACGAAAGGAGAATTTGCATGTTATCTTATCATTCAAACTTAAAAACGGTTAAATTCACAAAAGCAATGAAGGAGTATACTGAAGAGAAACTTAATAAATTATCTAAGTTCCTCGATGATGTAAACACAGGATACGTAAATCTTAAAAAGGAAGGTGAGTTTTTAAAATTAGAAATAGCTCTTCAAGGAGTCCGAGCATCTAAATCTGGTGAAGATTTTTATTCATTAGTAATTGCAGTTGTTGAGCAACTTGAAAGACAAATTAAAAGATATAAAAATCTTGTTAAAGGAAAGAAAAGAGATAACTTTAAAGATTTCGAAATTGAAGAAAATATAATTCATGAATATCAACCAATTGAAAGAGAAAAGAAAGTTAACTTAGTTGAATTGCATGACTTAGAAGCAATTGAAGAATTAGAATTATCAGGGCATTCGTTTCATGCTTATTATGATATTGATAGGAAAGCTATTTGTATTTTATATGCACGAAATGATGGTAAGTATGGACTAATTATAACAGAATAAAAAATAGGATTGCTTCAGCAATCCTATTTTATTTTAGAAAATAAAAATATATTATTATTCTGAAAAGAAATATAAAGGAGGAATTAAAATTGACAAAAAAACAAAATGGGTGTTTGCAATTAGCAACCACAAAAGTTAAAAAAATTACCAACACATTGATTGCTGAGGTTGCGACAAATGTTGGTTTAAGTTTTACATCAATGAAAAATGCATGGGAAAATCAAGAAAGATTTGATACTGCAGATTTAAGAGAAACACAAAATGGAACCAAAAAGCTTACAGACAAGCAAAAGAAACTTGTTAATGCAAAGAATAAAGAATATTTTAAAGGATTGAAAGTTCAAGTTCTTACTCCTAAGCAAGCATGCGGTATTATTCGTGAATATATCTTCACTGATATTAAAGCTATTGAGCTGCTTAGAAAATATTCACTTAATAAAGATCAATTCTACAAGTTATTAGCTGATCTCGAAGTAAGCGGAAAAGTGTTAGGAAAGAAAATATTCGATCCTTCACAATATTCAAAAGCTCCATTAAAGCAAGTTATCAGATTGTCAAAAGGAAAAAAAGTTACTCTTGATTGGCCCGAACAACTTACTGGATTAACAAGAAAGCTTACAGTATTAGATTTCTATTTATAAAAATTAAGAAAAAATAAGAGAATTATTTCTTATTTTTTTGAAAGGAAGAATCACATGAAGAAATATATCACAAAGAAAATTTCCGAACAAAAATCAATAAATAATTTAAACAAAGCTTATTCAGCTTTGCTATTTGAAAATGGATTTACAGATCCAATAAGTATTTCGGAAAATCTCCCAGATTTTAAAACCAAAAAAAATTGGTTATCAAAATTTTTACAAAATGATATGAGCTATTTATCAGGTACAAAAGAGTTTGCTGACATAGTTAATGCAAATAAAGATAAACATTTCTGTATAATCGGAGATTATGATGCAGATGGAATTATGGCAACTACAATTATGAAACTTGCCTTTGATTCATTAGGAATTAAATGTAGTTATCTTATTCCAAATCGTCTTGAAGATGGATATGGAATGAAAGAAATACATGTTGACCAAGCTTTAGAGATTAAAGCGGATATCATTATCACGGTTGATAACGGAATAACTGAACCTGGTGTTGTTGAATATGCACATAAAAAAGGCTTAATAACAATAATAACTGATCATCACTTACCTGAATCCGATAATATTCCTAAGGCAGATTTGCTTATTGATCCGCACTTAACAAACGATAGTATGAAGTATATATGCGGTGCATATGTTGCTTTAAAATTAGTCTTAGGATTGATCGATGTCAATGATCCTTCTAATGATTATTTTATAAGAGATCTTGCAATGTTTGCAGCAGTAGCTACAATCACTGATGTTATGCCTCTTGTGAAAGAAAATCGTTTACTAGTTAAATATGTTCTTGAAAACATGAATTTTATTCGTGGCAAAAATATATGGGCTGGTAGAACTATGAAATTCCTTAGTGGATTTGGTAATAGTTATATGATGAAAGACTTGGATAAACTAATAACAGAAGATACTTTTGGATATTATATTGGGCCAACGCTTAATGCTTCAGGTCGAATTAATGGAGAGGTTACTCAGATTGTTCAAGATATTATTAATGCTGGTGAATATAAAACCTATATTAATGGATATTATCAAATTAATAGAGAAAGACAAGATAAAACCCGTAGTTTATTAAAAGAATATGAAGTTGAAGGTCTTCCTATTAGTTTCAGTATTTTAGATGCTAGTAAATTTGATTTCCCAATTCATGGTCTTATGGGATTAGTTGCTTCAAGAGTTTCCTCTGAAGAACAAAAACCTGCATTTATCGGTGTTAAAAAAGATACAGGGGGAATATCATTCTCTTGTAGAAGCCCATTAGGATATTCGCTTCATGAAGGATTTAATAGAATTCAGGAAACTGGACTAATTGAAATCTCAGGTGGCGGACATGATGGCGCAATGGGAATTAATCTTCATAAAGAAGAACAGCTTGATTTATTAAGAGAGCTACTCACAAGAGATTATGAGGAAAATTCACAGATTGCTGAAGAAGTAGTTTATGAATTTGAACCAGAATTTATTGAAGAAATTTTTGAAGCTCACAGAGAATTACAACCTTTTGGTCAAGAATTTAGAGGCTTAAATTTTAAAATAACTGGTGAGTACCAAGGTTATGATACTGATGAAAAGACGCTATTAATTGACGGATACTCATTTAAATCATTTATTCCAGTAACAGATCTACCAGAATTTGGTTCTAATGTTGAAGCAATATTTAAAATAGGTATAGATAGCAAGACAATTAATTACTTTAAAATTGATGAATTAAGAACTTTAGAGGAAGAAATTGTCTAAAACAATAAATTAAGGAGTATACATATGAGAACTAAAGAGCAGTATGAAAAAGATTATGAACTCCAAGAAGATATAACTACGGTTAAAGAGCTTGAGAGATTCATTACTAGAAACAAAGACGAAATGGATTCATATCAATGGTTTCTAGTTACTAAAAACTCAGCATTTAATTTAAAAGTAGCAGAAAGCCATAGTGAATATGTTGATTGGGAATGGATTTCAACATTCTATGATCTAAGTGAATCTTTTATGACTCACCATTTTGATAAGTTAAACATGTATTGTATTTCTAGATTCCAATCTATGAGCTTTAAATTTATTTCTGATCATAAAGAAGAATTGTCTATAGACCAAATACTTTTTAATAACAAAATTAGAATGCTCAAGGATTTTCTTAAAATCCAAACACTTTATGACAAGTTATCTAAAGATGACAAATATAAACGGATATGGAATACAAATCAAAAAAATAGTAAGCTATTTTGTCCGCCATTAGTTTCAAATTCATCTTCAATGAAAACTTTTAAAGAATTTAAAGAAGTTGTGGCTGAAGAAATTCCAAAAGAAATTATTGTTGAGAAACCTAGACGAACTTGCAAGAAGGAAAAAGTTATTCCCAAAATTGATATTGAATCAATGAATAAAACACAGCTTAGGGAATTTTTAATAAGCAAAGAAATTAAGGTACTATATCATGATACAATGGATATATTAAAAGAAAAGGCTTCTAAGGTGATTAACAATGCCTAATTATGATGAAGCCCATCTTTTATCTCTAAAGGGTTTAGCTAGTTCTAAAAAATATGGGATAGAGCTAGTGAAAAAATATCCTGAAAAATTTAATTTACCACTATTAGTAAGAAATATATTTTATCAAGGCACTACATTGATAGAAGATGAGAAGTTTGCTGAAATGGTTATGGATATTATGATTTCTGAGGGTAAACCAATGGAGAACGTTGCAATTACTATATTTCACTGTTTTGGAGAAGATAAAAAAATGTCTTTGACTTTTCTAATGAAATACTATAAAAGCGTTCTTAAATTTTTAGATAGCGAGAGATTATCAAGAGTTATTAACACCTACATTGAAATATACGATGAGGAATTTATAAACTTCTTAACCAAAGAAAATATTCCATTTAGTGATTTTTTCAAATACGACATATACTTTCTTAGGGAAAGTGGCCGTGTTATAAATAGAGCTTATAAAAGAATACAAATATCTGAAGATTTCTTTTTCGAAAACTCTGGAAAAATATCACTTGAAGCTTTAAACCCAAAACTAAATGATTGGGCTAATCCATGGAAAAATCCATCAGATAGACTTAAATTATACGTTAATATGAATGAACTATTTTAGAAAGAAGATGATACAATGATTATTTTAAATGAAATAAAAATTAAATATGACCACCTTGATACATTACTTGAGGAAAAACTTCAAGATATAAGATTCTCTAATAATGTAAATGTTATTATTGATCTAAAGGAAATTTATAGAAAATTCTTTAGACCAAATATGTTGACAGTTGAGGGATCTAAAAAACTTATTATAGAAGAAATCTCTTCGGACGTAATCAATATTATATCCCATTATAGAAATTATTTTTATAAAAAAGGCAAATACTCTTCTTTCTATTTCTTATATAGCAAAGAAGAATGCGAAATATTTAAGAAAATTTATCCTGAATATAAAAAATCTCATTATGAAAAACACTTTGATAGTATTGAAGATGCAGATAAAATTGCAATCTTAAAAAAGGTAACAGAAGTCCTTGAAAAGATTATTCCAAATATTCCTAATACAATATTCATTAATACCTCAAAATATGATGAATTTGTAGTTGCAAAATTTATTGTTGCAAAATCTAATAGTAATGAAATTAATATTGTATTATCAAATGATGAAGTATTCACACAACTAGTTGATGGCCATACATTTCTTTTAAATATAAAAGGAATTAATACTGATTTAGTCGACAGTAGTAATGCTGTGGCAAATATTACTAAGAGCAAAAGTAAACTATCAAGTAACATGATTCCATTTATATTAGCATTTGGTGGGACTAAGCACTATAGCTTAAATAATTTTCCTGGAATTGCTCTAATTAAAGCTGTAAATATTATTGAGCAGTTGTTAAAAGAGAATTCTCTTTCAGACAATTCCTTTGTTGAGTTTCCAGAGTTTGATAAAACACAAAACACATTTATCTTAGAAAATTATAATGAATTAAAATTGAATTATGAAATTATAACAGGGAATAAAGTTTTATTTTCAAATACAACTGATATTTCAACCTTATTTAATAAGCCAAAAGCACCTCATTCTTGGAATTATTTCCTTGAGTTAAATTCGAAGATCTTTACGAATTTTCCATTAATGCTTGATATGATGCTAAAAGGTGAAACTGCTGTATAATAATTTAAAGTATGCTAAAAAAGATTATAAAGGAGTGTTATTATGTCAAAAAGAGTAAATTGGGTTAGCGTAGATAAATCTGCAAAAGACCTTAGAAAAAAAGTAAAGAACGCAACTGATGCTGCTGAATATTTAAAATCAAAACCTGGTGTTGGCAAATTTATTGACAATATCTCTAAAAGAGAAATTATTATTAAAGATGCTAAATCATCAAGTTTGCGAAGATATGTTAAATTGTTAGATGGGTATTATTATTTAATAACTAGCCCAACTGATAGACAATATATCTTAGATAAAAAGATTGAGCTAGAGCATGAATTAAATAGTCGTGATGACGGAATATTAACAAAAGAATAACCATATGGTTATTCTTTTTTTTTATTATACTTTTTATATAACTTTAAACAGCTACCCGGAGCTAGTGAGCTGAACGCTCCTTATCCGGGTTGAAGTACGAAAGTTTGACGGGAAGCCTCCCTTTCGCCTAGGCTTAAGTTTTGTAATTTATTAATCTAGCGAAACACTAGAGACGGCTATAATAATTAAGATGCTAATAATTCTAACGCAGCAATTCTTTCTTCTAAAGATGTTATCTTGTTTCTTGTTGTATTTGCGTCAAGCAAATCGTCTTCACTTGTTTCATCAACGCTTATATTTACCCAAGAAATTGTTTGATATCCTTCAAGAGGAGGTGCTGTTAAATAGGCAGAAATATCTTCTGAAAGCACTCTTGATTTAAAACTATCATCTAAGGTAAGTGAGCCTTCTATCATAGATAATTTTTCTTGGTCTGTTAATTTTTTAAACTCTCTTTCAAAAACTGTATCAAATACAGATTTTGCCATTCCATCAAGAGCAATATAGAAACCTGGAATTTCTTCAACCTTTGTTGCAGTAGAATATGTATTTAGAATTATTTCAATAACTCTTGATATTACTTTTTTTGATATTTCTTCTTTAGTATTAACACGCATAATTAATTCTGAGGTAGAACTATTTCTTAATTTTGTATCAATTATTTCATCTAGATCATATTCTTTTGAATCGGTAAAATTAAAACCTATTGTTGTAGTTGGTTCTATTATTGGAGGTAATATTTCACCTGGATTAAATTTTATTGCCATGTGTTATTACTCTTTTTTCTTTCTTTTAACCAACCAAATTTGACCAACTTGAAGATTACTTGGATTAGGTTTTGAGTTAGGATCTTGAGGGTCATATTCATGAACTTGAACAGTTAATTCTAAAGATGAATTTGTTCTATTTTCATTTTCTATTTCATCTAAGTCATAAGTTTTACCCTTAGTTCCAGTTAAATTTAAACTTTTTTTCATAATAATTCCTCCTTTAAAATAATTTATTTATAACAATAGAAATTCTACCAGTATTTCCTGAATATTTTACAACATTGTCATGAGCATCAACAAATTCAAATTTGATTGAACCTTGTTTTAGTGTGTTTAATGATATTTCTGGGCTAACCTCACATATATTATATTGTGAAAACTGTCCCTTATTTACTACCTTATTAAAATTTATATCAACTATATAATTGCTATTAGTAAATGATTCCCCAATAGTATCATCCTTGTTATCTCGCTCTATAATGTATAGATTTGTATTTTTATCAAAATATAAATTAATTCCTTTTCCAATATAACGTGTCATTGGTAAATATCTACCTTGATAAGAATTATCATTAATTGCTTCTGTAGTAAAAACTCCATAAGCAACAATTCCAATTTTTCCTTGAAATAATTCTGAATCTGCTATTATCTCATCAGACACAGTATCTTCAATAAGTTCTACTTCATCAATAATAATATTACTTATAAATATTTTTCCTAATCTAAAAAATAAATTAGTTTCATTATCTGGTGTTCTAAAAATAGTATGATACTCAGTATTTTTTTCAACTCCTGTAATATCTTCATCAATCAAAATTTCTTTATCTTCATTACTAACTCTTAAGTTTCTATCATTTGTAACAAATAAACTAGGACTGGTATCTCTAGAAATTACTGTGATTTTATAAAACGCACCTTTTTTAAGCCCAAAAACATTTAATACAAATGTAACTACATCTGGATAAAATTTAGGGCTGTTATAAATTTCTCCACCACCAGCAGAGCTATAAAAAAGTCCTCTTGTATATCCTTGAGGAGTAACAAGAATTCCTTTATCAAAATCTCTTTTTTTAAAAGCTGTAACGAATTCACTAATATTATCTTCTGTAATAATTTCTCTTCCATCTAAAAGCTCAGATTGGGAAAAGTCGAATTCATAAATTCTATCCACTACTCGTTTAATTACTTCTGGCATTTTACCACTCCTTACTTAAGTAATATTGCATTATGATTTACAATAACCGCTTCGATTTCTTTTTCTAAATCTGTTGTCATTTTCATAAGAATATTCTTTGATGAACTTCCAACAATTTTAATAATTACTCTTCCATCTGAAACTTGATAAAATGTAGGCAATATTGGAACTAATGTATCTTGATCTAAAAAGAATATACTTTCAGGTTGTCCAACAATAAGAATGTCTAGATTATTGCACGCTTTTTCTTCTGAATATATTCTTAACATTATTTCTTTTTCATTTTTATATTCTGGAATTTGTAGGATTGATACTGAGTTATCTCCCACAATAATAACATCTTGATTATAACTCCAGATATTTTTTATTTCATTTTCTAAAGTTATGTTAGCCAAAATTTTTTTATTAAAATTATACATAATTAATTTATTATAATTAGCAATTATTATTTTATTATTATTAATAATTATATTATTTAAATTAAATATATTAATATTATTAAATATAACTTCTTCATATTTAGTATTTAAATGTTCTTTATTATATTTC